TCAGGCTTGTTTATTGCAGGCATTTAGTGATTTCCTTGAATAATAATTTTAAAGCAGGGAGGCATACTTACCACCACCTACAACAATAGAGTCTGGACCACCATAAAATAAACCATAATCATCTCCATACCCACCGATACTGGCTATAGTTGTTAGATCACCATAGCCCTTAGCTCCCGGTGCCCCTTGAAAACCAAAATAGTTGGTTATATCAAATTCACCAAAATTGATTCTTACACCAATTGGTTTAGGGACAAAACGGGATGGGTAACCAGAAGAGTACGATACATAGTTAAGAAGAACTTTCTCAAAAGAAGATAGTTCTCTACCAAGCATAATAGTGAACTCAGCATTACCTTCTGCAACAACAATACTAGCCTCAATACCGAAGACAAATTGCATAAACTCAATAAACTGAGTGGGGGTTACATTCGTACTGTTCTTAATAATTTTAGCTTTAATGAATAATCTATACTGATCATCATTCAGTAATGTGTTACCAGCAAGAGGGTCGTTAAGACCCCTATAAAAACCACCAACACTTGGGTCATTAAGATCCCCATATGTCTCGGCTTCCGGATAACCAAGATAAGCAAAGTATGTCAATAGGGCTGTATCAATAAGCTCTCTAGGTTGACCTACAATCTCACCGATAATATCTAACTGAGCACCTGTTGCTGTATCAATAGAGCGAAGCTGCATCAAATCTTTGAAAGTGTTCTGAAGCTCTATCTTTCCACCAAGAAGCAGTTGCAGATATTTATCGAAGACACTTTTATCTTTGAACTGTTCAGTCACCCTAGATCGGGCAACCTCAAGGTAGTCTTCTATAGCAAAAATATTGACTGCCATATAAACTCCTTAAGTTATAATAATATTGGCGGTGTTCAAGCTTGCAATCTCATCGAAGCCAATTACAATATTACCAACACCAACAGGACTAGGGGAAGTTCCAATAGTGAGGCTGTTAACTTCGTGACCAGCGATGCTATTGATTGGAGTATAGAGACGACTGTAAATTACATCATCACCAGTGCCAAAGTTCGCTTGGAAATATTCCACGAGAGCTGACTTGATGGCATCCTGCCCATTAGCTGGGAAGTTCACATCTGTTGTAATATCCATACTGATATAGATAACAACTGGATTAGGGCGTGAGAAACTAATAGCGTGAGGAAAGCCTTGTGTGTCACTAATGCTTACAGTGGTGTTACCGTAGCTGAGAATACCAATTGGTTTGTTTTCCCAAATAGCATTAGCAATAGCTGTAGAAAGGCCACCAGAGACAATAGGTAGGAAGCTATGCCCCGGTACACCATTAGCATCAGGAACACTTGTATCATTCTCGTAAATGGTTACTTCTGTAACACCATCGAGATTGATAAGGGCTGAGTAGATGGCATCGATAGTGTTAGTTGCACGATCAAACTTACCATTTCGAAAGCGCAAACGAAGTTGCTCATCCGTCTCACGATCTTCACCAGAGGTTGCAGCAATAGGGTTGATTACACTGTCCCAGCCAAGCATTGGTGTGAGAATGGTATCAATGGTGCTAGCTGGTTGTGAACTTGGACCAGCTTCAACGGCAATGACCTCACCAACTGTGCGTACTTTAGTAATCCCAAGATTAGCAGAAGTTGTAAAGTTTACAGTTTGGAAGATGTCATTACGATCAATTACAAGAGTGGTGCCAACAACAGAAGAAGTCAGTGTGGGATGAGCACCAGCAATGACTGATTGCAAACCAGCAAGAACTTCAGCAACAGTAGCACTCGCATCACTAGTAAACGTGATGGTATTTGTACTGGTTGTATTGGAATAACTGATGGTGTAAGCTGCGCTATTGGCTAAGGTGACAACTGATACGGTGATACCGCTAGCGCTGCTCGGAGACAGAGAAATAGCGCCAACTGTAGTAAATTGCTCACCAGTAAAGGAGCTACTTACAGTTTGCCCAACAGGGATCAGTGTGTTCGTGTCACCAGCAACAAGAATAGATGATGTGGTGAAAGTTTGTTCTTTACGAGTGAGGCCAGCGTATGCTACAAGATTATCTAGAGCAACCCCTGTTGCAGCGTTTGGATCAAACGCTGCATATACTTCTTGGGCAGCTTCCCACAGGTCAGCTTCGGATGGGGCTGCTAGGGAGATTAGACGACCGAGTGCTGCCGAATCACTTGTGTCAACTTGATCACCGGGAATTGTCAAATCTTGGAAAAGTTGTACTGCTAAAGCTCGATCATCAGCTAAGATATCAGCTAAGCGTTTAATGATAAATCCAGCGTCAGTTACGCCTGCCATGTTGTAATCCTTTTATCAATTGAGAGGTGAAATTACTATCGGCGCTGTCACCTCTCCGGTTACAACACGAACACTGAAAGACAGGGAGTATTTACGATTTACAAAAGTAGAGTTAAAAGTGACTATTTCTTTCACGCCCTCTTCTGCAAGGATTTGTTGTTGAAAAATTAGATCAGCCGCTGCCTTAGATGTTTGCTTCTGGCCCAGCAGTCTTTGAAAGTAGGGCACACCGTAAACAGTATTGATAAACCATTCACCGAGGAACGATTGAAGACGTATCTTCAATCTCTGTCCAACAGTCTCTGTAAGCGGTTGCGTGGTTTCTTCTCTTCGAAGTGGCCCGTTTCGCCAAATTATATCCCAACTGTCAGGATCAAGTTTGAAATCGATAACACACCTCCTTACACCATCGTACCGGAAGTTCCCGTGCCAACGGTAACACCCACATGGCGATGGAGATTAATATTTACACTGTTAAGTGTATATGTTCCAACTTGAGAGTAGTCTCCCTGATGTGTGATATTTCCAATGAATGTAATATTTGGAATATCAACAACCATAGTCTGAGCATTCAAATTAATACTATTAGAAGCATTAATAGTGGCATCAGAGCAATTAATAACAACTGGCTGATTAGATGTATTAATCTCAATACTTCCGTCAACTTTCAATCGAACTTCACACTCTACACCACCAAGGTTCTGGAATAGAACAGTATCCTTAGTATCATGTGTTAGTACATGTTTTGCTGGATTGTTTACAGCAACACCGGGTGGTTGGATGCCCGGAAGAAAGATAGCGTCTCCCTTATCCATCTTGGCAAAGTTCATTGGGCTGGCTGGACGGCCATTACCAGCTTTCCAACCGTCCATATTACGCATAGAGAACATTGCAGTTCCAGTGTCACCAACCTCAATCGGAAAGGTGAAACCTGCTTTCTTTGACACTTGAAACGATACTGGAACACCTAGAATTACAGGGCGCTCAGCTACAGTGCCATCTTGAAACTTCTGATTCACTGTGGGCTGTATATCTACCATTTGTCCATTCAAACCATCCCTTACAGCAACGACGATGCAAGGCAGAACAGTGTGAATCATATCCATTTGACTTTGAAAAGATGATGTTAATACATCTTGAAGTGCTGCTTGGACTGTCATGATTGATCCACCTTTTCTAGGTTACTAGCCTTTATCTCCGTATACCAGCTTGAACTCCTCCAACCACCAGTATGTCTCAGCGAATCTACTTTGAGCCAACCTGTGATGAGTGTATCTTCTAGGTAGATAATATCCCCGGCTTTGATGTCCGGGTTAAGAAGAATCTTCATTTGAATACCCGGTTTTTTGGCTTTATCTTTCTTAGATCGCTTACGATCACCAGACACCCTATAAGGGGTTTCAATTAACCCTGTGTATTTTGAAATAACATATGCTTGCTGAAAGTTCTCTGTAGCCGCTCTATCGTTATTGTGAACATACAAAACATCGTCATCGATTTGAGTATCTAATTGATATTTTTCAGCCAACTCATCTAACATTTCTTTAGGCGTACCCATAAGTGGATAACCATAAATGATTTCATTGTTAAGATTAGTGCCATTATAAACACCCCTAGATACACCGGGTAAGTTCTTTCGGATCGCTTCTACAACATCCTTAACTGTTTGGCCGGGTGCAACGAGTTCTGAGAGGATTTGATGATTTAACTCTGTATAGCCTGTCCCTAATTGTATTTGGGTGACACGATCTGTACCTGATTTACGTGTCGATACGTGTGTTACTTGCCCGGAGAATAACCTCTTAACTCCTCCAGTATCTGCATATCCCGCTGAAAATATAGCAACAGGATAATCTGTATCCAAAAGACGAATATTATCAAGGGATAAGTTAGTAACCTCAATCGATGCTGAGTTAGTACGCTTTTTATTATCTGTACTTTTACTGATATCAAATTGAACTTGGAGGTCTGTGATTTGCAAGCCATCTCCAGTCTGGTAATCTCCAATGATTAGCTCGTACTGGCGATCACGCTGGATGAAGTCCATTAATCTTCCTCTGAGTATCTATAGTAAAGGTTATAATACTGATCTATTGAATCTGGGTAAGCTTTGTACGGTTCACTAATTATCTCGGCTATCTCTTCCATCCAAATAAATCCGGTTAACGGAAAAATTGCATAATCCAAGAACAGCGGGTAATTAGGAACTAACGCCTCGCCTAATATGATGGGATTTTGATCGGCATCATAGAGATTTATGAAATATAGTTTCGCACGTTCATTATAGATAAATTCAAATATGTATGAATCACCCTGAAATGCAATAGCATAAGTGTAATAAGCATCTGGATAGAGAGGCATAGAGACATATTTATTAGCCATTAGCATCAGCCCCTCTTGCTGCGTCTACATTTTCTACAGGAGTTTTAGGTGGAGTTTTACCTGTACCCTCAGCTTGAGGCTGAGAGGGTTGTTTCCCTTTAGAGGATTTCGGCGCAGCTTTTTTCTTGAGTGAATCTTGCACGTCTTTAGGAATATCAGTCTTTTTCAAAAAAGCAAAAGTGACT